AGACAACTCCATCTAAGACAAATCGTTCTTGTTTTACATCATTAGTAAGAATCCAGAATGCCTCAGCTGCTGGAGCAATCTATGAAACTGCTGGTCGCAAGAATCCACAAGGCAGACCACAAGCCAAGATGCGTGAAGTAGTCATTCCTACAATGAGAAAAGATACAGGTGCTGGGGAAGAGCGTTACATGACCAGCACAGGTAAAGGCTATGGTAAAAGTAATAACCCTAATGCAGGGCAACAGTTTATTGATGCAATGGGTGGTCAAATTGTTAATGCTTATGTTCGCAAAGAAGGAGCAGTAGGTCGCTCTAGTCAGAAGATGAAAGGTCGAGCGATCTTTAGAGCCTTTGCTGAAGACCAAGGTAGAACCACTGCTGCTGTAATTAAGGCTATTGAAAACTCTAAGAGCAACTTTGAGAAAGTTGTCGCTAAAGGTAGTGGCAGCGGTTTGTCAGTAGGAGGACGATAATGGCAGCAGATGTAAAGATAGATATTGCAGCCGAGTTCACTGGCAAGAAAGCCTTTAAGCAAGCAGAAACAGCAACACAAAAACTTACTGGCAATGTTAAGAAACTAGCTGGAGCAGTAGGTCTGGCTTATGGTACTCGTGCAGTCGTTGCTTACGGCAAGGCAGCGGTTAAAGCCTTTGCCCAAGATGAAGCAGCAGCCCTTCGACTTAACAGAGCAGTAGAAAACTTAGGCATTGGCTTTGCTAACCCAGAGATTGCAGATTACATTGCCAACTTAGAAAAGTCAGCAGCCATTGCAGATGATGTGCTTAGACCAGCGTTTCAATCTTTGCTTACCACCACTGGCTCATTGACTCAATCACAGAAACTACTTAACGATGCCCTTACGATCAGTCGAGCCTCTGGCATTGATCTTGGCACAGTAACTAACGACCTTGCTAGAGGTTATGTGGGAGTCACTAAAGGTCTAACCAAATACAATTCAGGACTTAGCAAAGCAGAGCTTGCATCGATGTCCTTTAACCAAATCCTTGGAGTTCTGTTAAAGCGTTCTGCTGGATCAGCCGAGGATTATCTAGGTTCAACTGCTTACTCAATGGATGTCTTGGGCATTGCTACAGGCAACGCTTCAGAGATTATTGGTGGAGGATTAGTCGATGCTTTTGCTGCTATTGGTGGAGGCACAGAAGCCAGCGATGCTGCTTATGTTATTGAGTCCATTGCAACAGCACTGGCTAAGGTAACAGGGGCAGCAGGGCGAACTGTTGGTGTAATTCCAACTCTTATTAAGAATCTTAAAAATCTGCCTAGCCAGATTTTTGGAGGCTTTGCTGGAAAACAAATCGGCATCAATCTTCCAACTACTGTTAAGCAGGAAGAAAACAAGCTCACCCTTACACAGGTGCAACAGCAAAAGGCACTGGCTAAATTAGAAGCAGCAGCACTGAAGCGCAATCAAGAATTACTTAAAGCAAAGAGTAAGCAAGTCCTTGCAGACAAGAGCAAGGTTGCAATTGCTAAGGCAGAACTGGCACTTGGCAAGGGCACAGATGTCTTTGACATGGAGAAGATCCAACTCCTAGCAGCTGAGAAGAGTGCAGTTGAGCAGATCGGTAAGGCAACCTCACAGGCTCAACTTCTAGGCATTACTGGAGACCTTGCTCGACTACGAGTTAAACAGGACATTATCGCTCTAGAAGATGCAATTGCTTCTAAGGATGAGCAGTCAATCATTGCTGCAACTAACAAACTTAATGCAGACCTTAAAATCCTTGGTGCATTAACTGGTCAAGATCTAAAGTTAAAAGACATCAAATCTATTCTTGAAGATATTGTGCCTAAGGACTTAATCAATCTGGCTAACCTAGATGATGCCCTTGCTAAATTAAAACTTATTGGTGAAGCAGCAAAGGCTGCCACAGTAATGGCTCCAGCACCTTCAACAGTTGCACCATTGCTTACACCTGCCCAAGTGAATGAAGCCCTTGCAGCAGGCAGCTTTGTGCCCGTAGTGGCTGGCACAGGTGGAGTTGTAGGCGGTTCAACCAGTGCAGGTGCTTATGCTTCTAGCGGTTTTCCTGGAGCAGATACAAATAACGGCACAGTAAACATTACAGTCAATACAGGCATTGGAGATCCTAACGCCATTGCAGAAGCCATTGAGCAGGTAGTGCGTGGCGCGGTTGATCGTGGAACTTTGCGAGCTAGTTAATGACTTGGCTTCCAGAATGGCGAGTTACAGTAGGTGATGATGTCTATACGACTGTCACCTCTGTTTCCTTTGCATCTGGTCGCTTAGATATTGATCGCCAGCCGACTGCAAGTTACTGCCAAGTAGAGATAATCAACACGACTGGCTCAGCCTTTACAGTCAATGTCACAGAGCAGATAAGCCTAGAACTTAAGAATGGCTCTGGCACTTATGTCACAGTCTTTGCTGGAGAAGTATCAGATTTCAATGTTGGAGTTAGATCTCCAGAAGAATCAGGCTTTATTACCTACGGCACAATTCTTGGAGTAGGTGCATTATCTAAACTTACTAAGGCTGTTTATAACACAGCCATTGCAGAAGGCTTAGACGGCGCACAGATCGGTGCAATCCTTGGCGAGGATTTACAGTTCTCATGGGATGAAGTAACTCCGACAGACACATGGGCAACATACACACCTACTACAACTTGGGAATATGCAGAGACTTATCTAGGCACAGTGGACACAGGCTTCTACGCAATGATTGCACTAGCAGCTAGTGCAACGGCTAAGTCTCAAACCCTTGCAGATCAGATTGCTAACAGCGCACTAGGTCAGGTCTATGAAACCAAGACTGGCTTTGTTAATTATGACGATGCAGACCACAGATCTAATTACTTGGCTGCTAACGGCTACACCTTCTTGGATGGCTCTTTTGCATCGCCTAGCTCTATCCAGTCCACTACTCAGATTGGCAGACTGCGTAACAGCCTTATCTACAAATACTCCACAGGCTACGGCTCTACCTACAGCACCTCTAGCGCAGACTCTATAGCCTCTTACGGGCTCTTCGAGAAGTCGGCTGAGTCAAACATCAAGAACCTTGTAGATATTACTGATATCGCCACTAGAGAGTTACGACTGCGCCAAGTGCCTAAGGGGTCACTGGGAGCCATTACTTTCAGACTAGACAATCCAGACATGCCGACTGCCATGCTTAACAGCCTTATTGCAGTCTTTTTTGGTATGCCTGTGCTAATCAACAACCTGCCTAGCAACCTGTTAGGTGGAACCTTTGAGGGCTTTGTCGAGAATGTCGCTTTGCGAGCAACACCAACCTTTGTTGATCTAACCCTTTACATCTCAGCTACAGAGTTCTCATTATCAACGACACAATGGGATACCGTTATCCCTAGCACAATAGACTGGGCATCTGTAAATGCTACACTTATCTGGAACAACGCGACAGGAGCACTAAACTAAATGGCAACCTCACCGATATATGGCTGGGCTGAACCAGACAACACCGACCTTGTAAAAAATGGGGCACTTGCCATTCGTACCCTTGGCAATGCCATCGATACGACAATGGGCACAATGACTCCTAAATCCACCTTTACTGCTAAGGGATCTATTGCTGCTGCAACTGCTGCATCAACTCCAGCCAACCTTGCAGTAGGAAACAACGGAGAAAGCCTAGTAGCAGACTCAACAACAGCAACAGGACTTCGCTATCAAGTAGGAAATGGATTGGCACAAGGCGCAATCAATGGCGGTCAAGACATTTGGCAGCGTGGTACAAGTATTAGCACTTCAGTTTCACAAAATTATGCTTCCGACAGATGGCAATCATATACGAATAATGCAGGTTTAACTGGCACAACTAGCCGCCAATCCAGCGGTTTAACAAGTATCCAGTATTGTGCCAGAGTTCAAAGAACTGCTGGCAATACAAATGCAAATACTTTAATTTTTAACTCTAGTTTAGAGAGTGCCAATTCTTATCAGTATGCAGGTCAAACAGTAACTCTATCTTTTTATGCCCGCGCAGGTGCTGACTATTCGTCAGCCTCAAACGCACTAGCATTTTATTTGTTTAGCGGAACTGGAACTGACCAAAACATCAATTCAGGATTTACAGGTCAATCAACACTTATAAACACAAGTGCTACTTTGACAACTTCGTGGCAGCGTTTTACGGCGACTGTCGCGGTTGGAAGCAGTGCAACACAATTAGGCATTTGGTTTCAGTACACTGCGACTGGAACTGCTGGGGCTAATGATTACTTTGAGATCACAGGTATTCAATTAGAGGTCGGTTCAGTAGCAACCGCGTTCCGCCGCGCAGGTGGCACTATTCAAGGCGAACTGGCTGCTTGCCAGCGTTATTATCAAACAGGATCATTTGATGTTCGCTTAAACTCAAGTGTCGCATCTGGCGCGTTTGCATTTCCACAAAGAATTGCATCCATGAGAATATCTCCAACTCCAGCATTTACGGCTGCAGCCAGTGCGAGTAGCAATATCTCAGGCACTCCAACTTTAACAATGACAGATGCACAAACGCTACGACAAGCACTTACCGTAACTCTATCCTTGACAGATTCTTTTTATGTCCGAACTTATGAATTGGCGGCTGAACTATGAGAACTTACAAAGAAGTTACTATTGAACATGCAGGAGATTTTATCGAATTTACAGATGGCGATAAGATCGGCTGGATTCCTAAAGATCCTGCTAACTCAGACTATCAAGAATATCTAAATCCGAGTGAAGCCAAGATTAAGTAAGGCTGCTCAACAACTTAGGGAACAGTTCGATGATTCATTCCCAAGTCGTGACCGCACATCGGATGGCTGGATCGGTGATACCCGACACGCAGCTCGCCCTAGCGATCATAATCCCGATGCTAATGGCTGGGTTCGTGCCATCGATGTTGATCGTGATGTCAGTGGTCGGAGCAAGCCAGACCTCATGCCAGATATTGCAGATCAGATTCGTCTCCTATGCAAGTCTAAAAAAGAACGCAGAATTACCTACATTATCTTTGATGGTCGTATCGCCTCAGCCAAGAAGGCTTGGGCATGGCGGACATACGAGGGCTCAAACAAACATAACCACCACTGCCACATCTCGTTTGCGAAAGAAGCTGACGATGCTGGGGCTTTTTTTCAAATACCTATGTTAGGAGCCAGTAATGAATGAACTAAAGACAGCAGCAGGGTCATGGGCTAGAGCCTTCTTAGTAGCAGTTATCTCAATGGCAGCAGCTGGGGTCTCAGATCCTAAAGCTCTTATTGCAGCAGGCGTGGCTTCTATCTTGCCTCCAGTGTTGAGATACCTCAATGCTAACGATCCTGCCATGGGTGTTAAAAAGTGACACAGACAGATTTCTTTACCCTTTACATGGCAACCCTTGGAGTGCTTGGTGGTTTATCAGGCTTCGTCATAACACATTTATTGTCTGAAATTAAAAGACTCAATGGGCGTGTTGATGAGATCTATAACCTACTTCTAGACCGATAATTTTCTCATGGCAAGAAAAGCAACTCAGCAGCTAGTAGAGCAAGATTACTCTGCACTCGATGCTTACTGCATTGGGATGTATGAGTTCGCTCAGTCTCTAAAGCGCGCAGGCTTTGATGAAGAAACAATCCTTGGAATCATCATAGAGCGATCAGCCTACCCTGCATGGATCTTGCCTGATCCAATCGAGCCAGAACGGTTCGGTGATTATGAAGATGAGGACGATGATTAAAAAACGCTATCTTGTGATATCAGATCTACAGATCCCTTATCATCATGAGCAAGCAGTTAAGAATCTCATCAAGTTAGTAAAGCGCGAGAAGTTTGACCTAGTTCTAAACACAGGCGATGAGCTAGACATGCAATCACAGTCTAAGTGGGCTAAAGGTACTCACCTAGAATATGAAGGTCAGTTAGATGCGGACAGAAGTTTGGCTCAGAACATCCTCTGGGATCTTGGCACTACCGATATCACACGATCAAACCACACGGATCGTCTTTACCACACTCTCGTTAGGGGAGCTCCTAGCCTCATCGGGCTTCCAGAACTCGACTACTCCAACTTTATGGGCTTCAATGAGTTGGGGATTCGTTTCCACAAGAAGCCCTTTGAGTTTCACAGAGGCTGGGTCTTAGTCC